GTCACGCAGAGATTTTTTTCAATGAAATGAAGAAGATGGAACCAGAACCGCACGTAAGACCAAAGCTGAAGCGCAAACCGGAACAGTACCAGCGCGGTCGACCGCCAGCCCTACAGGTCATCACCGAGGAACAACTCAGCGGTGGACTGTTGCCGCTGGATTACATGCTCGCCGTTATCCGTGACCCAAATGCCTCACAACTACGGCGAGACAAGATGGCGATTGCGGCGGCACCCTATTGCCATGCCCGCAAGACCGATGAGGCACCCATGGGCAAGAAGGACCAGCGGGCCGAGGCGGCGGCGACGGCTGGCGGGACCGGAACTGAGTGGTCCGACGACCTCGAGGTCAATCAGGTCAACTGATGCGGTTGGAAATCACCGACGATTGCTGTGCGACGGCGCGGCGGCTGATTGCCGACGGCCTTGATCCCAGCGAAATGTTGGAATTCTGCCGCGGTGAGGTGGTCAGCCTGCGCGGGACGGCGCGGGCGTTTGCCTCCCGACAACTGCAGGAAACAGCCGAGGGTGGTCCCCGGCATGTCGCTTACGATCCCCTCCAAGCCGAACGATTGGTGCAACTCAGGACCAACCGTCGGCGGCCCATGCGTTAAAACCGGCCCCCCTTGCTCCACCTAACCCCCGTCCTTGAAAACGAACGAGCCACCCTGCCTGAGGCTGGGCCGTCCATTGGCGTCGAGGACTGGGACACGAGCTGCCTGGACTGGGAGGAGCGTATCCTGGACGGCCGCAGCCTGGTGCCGGAACTGCCGCTGTACGAGGGCGAGGCGGCCAAGGCGCTGCGCTGCTTCAAAAGGTTAAGGCTACCGGACGTGATCGGGACGCCGCGGTTGGGTGAGGTCTGCGGTCCCTGGTTCTTCCCGATCGTGGCGGCGCTGTTCGGGAGCTACGACCGGGCCGCCAATGTTCGTCGGATTTCTGAGGTCTTCCAGCTAATCCCTAAGGGCAACAGCAAGAGCACGAATGGCGGCGCGGTGATGCTGACCGCGCTGATCATCAACCCGCGACCCTCCGCGGAATTTTTGTTCGTCGCCCCCACAATCGAGATTGCCAGCATCGCGTATCGGCAAGCGAAAGGCACCATCCGGCTCGATCCCGAGCTCAGCAAGATCCTGCATGTGCAGGATCACATCCGAAAGATCACGCACCGGCAGACCGGCGCGAGCCTGCAGATCAAGGCCGCGGATACCGATGTGATCACCGGCTCGCTGGCGCTGGGCACCATGATCGACGAGACCCATGTGTTTGCGAAACGAGCGAACGCGGCCGAAATCTTCATCGAGTTGCGCGGTGCGCTGACGAAAAGAACGGATGGTTTCCTGTTCCAGACCACGACGCAGAGCAAGCAACCGCCGTCGGGCGTGTTCGCGTCCGAGCTGGCGATGGCGCGCGCGGTGCGGGACGGCAAGACGCGCATGCCGCTGCTGCCGGTGCTGTACGAACTGCCGGATCGGCTGGCGCGCGACGGCGGCTGGAAGGAGCGCAAATACTGGCCGCTGGTCAACCCGAACCTGGGGCGCTCGACCAACGAGGGCTTCCTGGCGCGCGAGATTGTGCGGGCCGAGGCTGATGGGCCGGCGGCGGTCGCACTTATAGCCTCCCAACATTTTAATATTCAAATCGGCATGAGTTTGCGCGCCGACGGCTGGGCCGGCGCCAACCACTGGAGCCGCGGCACCGAGGACGGACTGACGCTCGAATCGGTGCTCGAGCGTTCGGAAGCGGTGGTGGTCGGCATCGACGGCGGCGGGCTTGACGATCTGCTCGGCATTGCCGTGGTCGGACGCGAGAAGGACACCAAGACGCATCTGGCGTGGATGCATGCGCTGATCTCGCCGGAAGGGCTCGAGCGACGAAAAGCTAATACCGGGTTTTACGAAAGGTTTCAGGCCGACGGCGACTTAACCGTGGTCGAGGAATTGCCGGATGACATTTCGTATGTCACGGACATCGTGGAAAAAGTTAAAGGCACGAAAAAACTTGCCGGTGTCGGCGTGGACGCGATCGGGATCGGCGGCATTGTCGACGCCCTCGCAAAAATCGGCGTTACGCAAGAGGACAAGCTTCTCGTCGGCATCCGCCAAGGCATCTCGCTGATGGGCGCAATTAAGACCGTCGAACGCAAACTGGTGGACGGTTCGTTCAAGCACGGCGGTCAGGCGCTGATGACGTGGTGCGCCGGCAACGCGCGCATCGTGCCGACGCCGACCGGGATGCGGATTGCGCGTGATGATTCGGGTTATGGCAAGATCGACCCATTAATGGCCTGCTTTAACGCAACTGCATTGATGGCACTTAACCCGACGCCGCAGAAGCGGCCGGAAGTCCGATTGTTTTTCGCCTGACAAAAACGCCGTGAGAGCATGACGATCGGGGGGCTGACTCACGCTCTCACGATCATGCCACCGCGCGGTTGTTATCGCTGTGGTTGCGGCGGCTGATTGGGGTTCGGTTTACCCGGATTAGGGTTCTGCGGATTCGGCTTTGGATCATCCTGCGGATTGTTGGGGTCGTTTCCCATCACGTCACCTGTTCTAGCCCACCTGTGCCGTATCAAGTCGGCAGCGCCTAGCATGTTCCACTGAAGGGCAACGATCATGCTCAACCGAGCCTATTCGCTATTGACGGTTAAGGCCGTCGACGAGGACGCGCGGGTCATCACCGGCATGGCATCGACGCCGACGCCGGATCGGCTGGAGGATGTGGTCGAGCCGACCGGTGCGCAGTTCAATCTGCCGATGCCGCTGCTGTTTCACCATGACTCCGAGCAGCCGATCGGCCACGTCACTCGCGCCAAGGTCACCAAAGCCGGCATCGAGATTGTCGCGAAGATCAAACGCATTCTAGAACCAGGACGGTTAAAGGATCGCCTCGACGAAGCCTGGCAATCGCTCAAGGGCACCCCGAACGATCCGCCGCTTATCAATGGCCTCTCGATCGGGTTCAAGCCGATCGAGCATGAGTTCATTAAAGAGACGAAGGGAATCCGTTTCATCAAATGGGACTTTCTGGAGCTTTCGGCCGTAACGATTCCGGCCAACTCTGAATGCACCATCGCCACCGTGAAATCGATCGACACTGCGCAGCGGGCCGCGTCCGGCCAAGCAAAGCCGCGTCGTGTCGTTCATCTCAACCCACCCGGCGCCTCGGGACATCCTCAACGGAAGTCCACCCAGGAGGGTGTAGATATGAAAACCATTGCAGAGCAGATCACTGCGCTTGAAGCCAAGCGCACCGCCAGTGCGGCGCGCATGGAAGCCGTGATGCAGAAGACTCTCGACGAGGATCGCACCTCGGACGCGGCCGAACAGGAAGAGTTTGACTCGCTGCAAGGCACGGTCGAGGCGCTCGACAAGGATCTGGTGCGGCTACGCCAGGTCGAGAAGACCAAGGCGCTGGCGGCCAAGCCGGTCATCAAGGCCGAGACGGCCGACGATGGCGCCGCGATGCGTGGCGGCAGCATCGTCGTGCGGACGCCCCCGAAACTGGGACCGGCCATCGGCTTTGTGCAGAAGATTCGTGCCGAGTTCCTGTCGCATCGGCAGTATCGCCCCGCCAAAGATATTGCTGCGGAACTGTATGGCCCGGATAGTCCAGTGACAATGGAGCTCATGACCAAGGCCAACGTGCTGGCGGGCGCGACAGTCAGCGGCAACTGGGCAGCGAATCTCGTTAGCCCCGAGGGCGCCATGGCACAAGACTTCATCGAGTGGCTGCGCCCGCAAACGATCCTCGGTCGCTTCGGGACCGGTGGCGTTCCGTCGATGCGCTCGGTCATGTTCAACGTGCCGATGGTGCAGCAAACCGCGGGCGGTGCCGGCTATTGGGTCGGCGAGGGCAAGGCAAAACCGCTGACCTCGTTTAACTTCGCGCGCCTCACGCTGCCTCCGCTCAAGGTCGCCAACATCTGTGTGCTGACAATGGAATCGATGCGATTCTCGTCACCCAAGTCCGACACGATTGTTCGCGATCAGTTGGCCGCCGCACTGAAGGAACGCTTGGACCTCGACTTCATCACACCGTCGAAGACGGCGGTGGCTGGAGTCTCGCCGGCCTCGGTCACCAACGGTGCTCCCAGCATTGTGTCGTCGGGTGATGATGCCGACGCGGTTCGACTCGATATCCGATCCCTCATCGCAAAATACATGGCGGCCAACAATCCGCCGACCAGCGGTGTCTTCATCATGGGATCGACCGTTGCGGCGGCCTTGACCTCGATGACGAATCCGCTCGGGCAAGCGGAATTCGCCGGCATGACCATGACCGGCGGCGTGCTGTTCGGCTTCCCGGTGATCGCCAGCGATTACGTGCCGGCGGCCGTTGTCGTGCTGATCAATGCTTCGGACATCTATCTGGCGGACGATGGTGAGATCACGATCGATTCCAGCAACGAGGCATCGCTCGAAATGTCCGATGCGCCGACAGGCTCATCGATCACACCGACCGCAACGCAGCTCGTCTCGATGTACCAAACGAACTCGGTTGCGATTCGTGCTGAGAGGGTAATTAACTGGATGCGCCGCCGCACGCAGTCGGTTGCGTATCTCACCAGCGCCGATTGGGGCGGCCCCGTCCACACCGCCTAAGCCTCTTCGCTGCCTGGAGGCGGGCGGGCCTTCGTCCGCCTCCTTTTTTCGGAGATGATGCCGATGAAAATGCGCTCCCTGATGGCGATCAAGCCGCACAAGTACGGCACCCGGCACTTGACCGCCGGCGAGGAATACGAGGTGCCGGTGCGGCATGCGATCGCGCTGGTCGCGGGCAGGAAGGCGAAGTTTGTACCGGACAAGCCGGTGCGCGCAGCAAAGGTCGAGCAAAAATTCGTATCTGATTCCGACGATAGCATTGGCGGTCCTGCAACGACGGAGGCGGCCATCGACAGCCTGCGTGTGGAAGCCACGCAGCTCGGCATCGACGTCGACGGGCGCTGGGGCGTGGCCCGGCTGCAGCACGAGATTGCACAGGCAAAATCCTGATGAGGATCTTCGGTCTGCCGATCCCATTCACCGGCGAGAAGCGCAAGGCGCTAAACTCGCTGCCGACGGATCGCGGCGGCTGGTATCCACTGATCCGCGAGCCATTCAGCGGCGCCTGGCAGCGCAACATGGAGATCAATGTCGATACCGCATCGTCGTTTCATGCCGACTTTGCGTGCAAGACGCTGATCGCCCGCGACATTGCCAAGCTGCGGGTGAAGCTGGTCGAGAGAGATAAGAACGACATCTGGTCGGAGACGACAAACCCAGCCTTCAGCCCGGTGCTGCGGCGGCCCAATGATTATCAAACCCGGAATCAGTTCTGGGAAAGCTGGGTGCTCTCGAAACTCTCGCGCGGCAATACCTATGTGCTCAAGGTGCGCGATAATCGCCAGGTGGTGACCGCCCTGCATGTGCTCGATCCGACGCGGGTGCAGCCGCTGGTCGCCGACGATGGCAGCGTGTTCTACCGCTTGAGCAGCGACAACCTCGCCGACATCGACGACATCATCGTGCCGGCGCGCGAGATCATCCACGATCGCTTTAACTGTTTGTTTCACCCACTGGTCGGTACGCCGCCGGTGTTTGCCTCGGGGCTATCCTCGATGCTCGGCATCAATGCGCAGAAGACATCCGCGCTGCTGTTCGAGAATGCCTCGGTGCCCGGTGGTCTGCTTATTGCACCCGGCGACATCAGTGATGTCGAGGAAAAGCGCATCAAGGAGGAATGGGAACAGCGGTTCTCGCGGCGCAATCTCGGTCGCGTCGCCGTCCTCAGCGGCGGCATGAAGTACGAGAAGATGGCGATGACCAACGTCGAAGGACAGATGATCGAGCAGTTGAAATGGTCGGCCGAGGTGGTCTGCAGCGTCTACCATGTGCCGCCCTACAAGGTCGGCGTCGGCGTGCTGCCGACCTACAATAACGTGCAAGCTTTAAACGTCGAGTATTACTCGCAAGCGCTGCAGTCGCACATCGAGGAAATGGAGGAGCTGCTCGACGCGGCACTCAGCATCGGTGTCGGCGAAGGTCTCGGCACCGAGTTCGATACCGACAACCTGCTGCGCATGGATACCGTCACCCAGGTCACCGCCATTCGCGATGCGGTCGGCGCCGGCGTCATGTCGCCGAACGAAGGCCGCGGCAAGCTCGACCTCAAGCCGGTCGCCGGCGGTGAAACTCCATACTTGCAGGAACAGAACTGGGCATTGTCAGACTTGGCAAAACGCGGCACGCCAACGCGGCCGGTAACGCAACCGGCACCAATGCCTCCACCACAGGATGCGGAGGCAGCGCCGGCACCAAAGCCCACTCCCGCCAAGGACATCGCGCAGCAATTCACGCGGGCATTGCAGGCCATACATCGCGAGGCCGCATGATGGATGACAACGACATCACCGAACTGGCAAAGGGCATGGTGCCGTTCGTGCGCGAATGCGTCGCCGAGGCCGTTACCAAGATCGCGCTGCCGCCCGAGCTCGCCGGACAAGTCGCGAGCGCGGTGCGCCTGCTGCACGAGTCGCCGCCGCTCGAGCAACGAGAGCCCGGCAACTCGTAAATGTCGCAGCAGATTATCAACATCGACGAACTGCCGCCCAATGATGAGATCCGTATCTCGTTCGACAAGTGCAATAAGAATTTTACCGAGCTTTATGAGGACGTCGACGAGCTAAACGATCGCATCGATCGCATTCCAATCGCGCCCGGTGGAGGCGGCGGGAGCAGCGGAAGCGGCAATGGTGACGGGGAGCAAGGCCCGCCGGGACCGCCAGGACCAGAAGGGCCGCCGGGCCCGCAAGGCGATCCCGGCCCGACAGGGGCGACCGGATCACCGGGACCGAAGGGCGATCAAGGCGACACCGGCCCGCAAGGCCCGACCGGCGCCACCGGCGCGCAAGGGGTGCCCGGCGCGACCGGCGCGCAAGGGCCGCCCGGAACAGCCGGAATACAGGGACCGCAGGGTGATGAAGGGCCGCAAGGTCCGCCTGGTGTTGTTTCGGCGAGCGCGCCGTTATCGTTCAATTCCGGCACCGGCGCGCTATCGATCGATCTCTCGGCCTATCAACCGCTCGACGGCGATCTGACCGCGATCGCGGCGTTGACCGGCACCAACGTCATCTATTACCGATCGGCGGCCAACACCTGGGCCGCGGTCACAATCGGCGCCAACCTGACATTCAGCGGCGGCACATTGGCGGCGAGTGCCGGCGCGCCAGTCGGTGCGGAGTACATCACCTCGACGGCCGATGCGACGCTGACCTCCGAGCGGGTGCTGACCGACACCGCGACGGTGACGTGGGATCGCACGACCGCGGGACAGATCAAGGCAAATGTCGCCGGAGGGGGAACCTCCGCGCCGCAAGGACGGCTGACGCTGCAGTCAAGCGT